CCGACCGTTCGGGCATTGTCCCGTCGCGCGGACCGGCAACGGCGGTCGCCATCTCTACTTTGCCATTCACGAGCCGATTAAATGCCGAACGGGAATTTGGCCGGGCCTCGATATCAAGGCAGATGGCGGTTATGTCGTTGGGCCGCCTTCACGGATCGGCGCAAGCAAGTCGGGCACTGGAGGATCTTATGCCTGGCTGATCGATCCCTTCCGAACACCTTTGCCACCGATACCCGATTGGCTTTTGACGGAGCTTCGCCCGAAGGCGATCGCGGCAAAACCAATCGATTCATCCGGTTCGCCATTCTCTGCCGTACGTCGTCTCGACGGCCTTGCTCGCTTCGTTGCCGGTGCTGCCAGTGGCAGTCGTAACGCGGCACTCAATTGGGCGAGTTTCAAGGCAGCCGAGCTGATCAGACAAAATCAGATCGGCACTTCTGAAGTCGTCGGCACGTTGCGGACTGCCGCCCTCAATGCCGGCTTAGACATCCGCGAAATCACCGCAACAATCGAGAGCGGGTTGCACGCAGGCATCGAGAAAGGCGGTTCGGCGAATGTCTGACGATCTCTCAATTGTGGATGCAAACCACGCACTGGCAAACGGCTTCAATGCGCTGGGCGCCGATCCAACTGCGTATGCCCCTCGTCGTAAGCCCACTTGGCGGGACGACGCCTTCACAGCGAGGACGCTGCAGGCCCGCTCGTATCCGGAAATCAAGTTTATCGTTCCCGAGATAATTCCGGAGGGTCTATCGCTCCTCGTCGGCCGTCCGAAGATCGGCAAGTCTTGGTTCGCACTCGATATCGCGCTTTCTATCGCAGCCGGCAGGGTGTGCTTAGGCGATAAAGAGCCCGAGCCCGGCGATGTTCTGTACTGTGCTTTAGAGGACAACGAGCGTCGGCTGAAAAATCGGATCCGAAAAGTGTTACCTGGCTCGTCCGCATGGCCAGAGAGACTTACTCTCTCGACAAAATGGCGGCGCTTGAACGCTGGTGGCGTCCAGGACATCGCGGATTGGGCGTCTCATGTTGCGCGTCCCCGTCTGGTTCTTCTGGACACACTCGCCAATGTTCGGCCGATCTCGACGCAAGAGGGCTACGCTCAGGACTACAAGGCTCTCACTGATGTGCACCGAATAGCCAACGATCTGGGCATCGGCGTTGTCGCTCTGCATCATCAGCGGAAGGTCGATGCTGAGGATCCACTCGACACCGTTTCGGGCACGCTCGGCATCGTCGGCTGCGCCGACACAACCTTAATCCTCTCGAGCGGCAAGGGCGGAAAGACGCTCTACGTTCGCGGGCGAGACATCGAAGAAGCCGAGCACGCTGTGGAGTTTGACGCCGCGACCTGCCGTTGGCGCATCCTTGGGTCTGCCGACGATGTTAGACGCTCAGATACCCGGAAAAAGATCCTTGCCGCCTTACTTGAGCATGCGGACGTAATGGGCCCAAGGGAGATCGCCGAGGCGTCCAGGCTGCCAGAAAGCGTCGTCAAAGTCCGACTTGCCGACATGCTTCGCGACGGTGAAGTGCTCAAACGCGGTCACGGCAAATACGCTCACCCCAGCATCGGGGAGGCGTTACAATCGTGACTTCGTTACTTTCCGACCAAAAACCCCCATTTTGCGGCGTTCCTGCCGAGCCCAAAAGTAATGGACCATCTGAGCGGGACGTTACTCGTCACTCTGACGGCCGCTCCGATGTCAAAAGTAACGAAGTAATGGAAGTAACGGCATTTCTAATGGGAGGCTGGGACGGTCCAGTTGTCCAGTTGGAAATCCCGGGTCTTCCGGCCGTAGAAGGTCCGCCGAAGAAGCGCTGCTCATCCTGCTTCAGCGTCAAAGTTGTCAGTGAATTCTCTCGCGATCGATCTCAGCGTGACGGGCACTCGCGGATCTGCCGACAGTGCGACAGTGAGCAAGGACGGGAGCGCCGGCGCGAGAAGGGCGACCTTATTCGTGTCCGCGAGCGTCGTCGGTATGCCGCCAATCCCTACCGGCAGCGCCAGAAGGCCGCCCAACACCGTCGATCGGATCGAGGCAAAGCGATAAACCTGCTGGCCGTTCGCCGCTATCGGGAGCGGAACGAGCAAAAATATCAGGCGCACATCCGAGTTCGCCACGCCATTGCGGCCGGCACACTCGTTAAGGCCGATCGCTGTGAGTTTGCCAATCTAGGCGGATGTGCCGGCCGGATCGAAGCTCATCACGAAGATTATGACCGCCCGCTTGATGTGCGTTGGCTCTGCGTCGAGCATCACAACGAGCGTCATCACAAGCCGCGGACCTACTCGACCCCAACTCCGCTGTTCGATTTCGAGCAAGCGCTGGGTGAACCCGAGCCGCCGTTTCTGGAGGCTTCTGAGTAGTGAAATCCAATCCAGCAATCAGTGGCGTTGCGTCCGTCCCATAATCCCAGCAGGAGCCACCCATGGCGAAAGCCAAAACCACCAAACGCCGACCGCCGAAAAAGGCTGCCCGGCCACAGAAGCCGATCAGCAAGCCGATCGCAGCAGCAGTTGAGCCTCGGAAGATGGGGCGCCCCTCCCTCTACTCAGAGGAAATCGCCACCCGCATCTGCACCGAGATCGCGCTGGGCAAGTCGCTCGTCAAGATTTGCGAGACCGAAGACATGCCGTCGCGGACCACAGTGTTTCAATGGCTTGATAACAATATAGAGTTTCAGGACAGATACGCGCGCGCGAGGATGGCTCAGGCCGACACTTTCGCGGATCAGATCGTTGATCTAGCCGACGCCGCGGAGGATGCAAATCTCGCCCGGTTGCAGATAGACGCCCGGAAGTGGACGGCGGCCAAGCTCCGACCCAGCCGCTACAGCGAGCGCTTCCTGAACGAGCACACCGGCAAGGACGGTGCGCCGATCGCCGTCAAGCAGATCACCGCCGACATGACGCCTCAGGAAGCCGCCCAGGAATACGCCCGCAGCCTTGAGGCCGACGATGCTTGAGACATGGCCGCCGAACTACACAAGCGTCTTCGCCCAGCGCCAGAGCCGTCACAAGAAGCTCCGCTCGAACCTCATCGGCGCGAAGGAGTACTATCGGACGAGGCCGGTCGAGTTCATCGAACACTGGGTCTCGACGTACGATCCCCGCGTGACGGGTGGCGAACTGCCGTCGCGGCTGCCCTTCGTGCTCTTTCAGCGGCAGAAGGATCTGGTCGCGTTCCTACTTGCCTGTCTCGATGGTGAGGCCAACGGCCTGATCGAGAAATGCCGAGACGTCGGCGCCACCTGGGTCTGCTGCGCCTTCTCCGTATGGCTCTGGCTGTTCTGGCCTGGCGTCGCCGTGGGCTGGGGTTCTCGCAAGGAACAGCTCGTCGACAAGATCGGCGATCCAGATAGCATCTTCGAAAAGATGCGCATGATTATCCTCGGGTTGCCGCGAGAGTTCCTACCGGAAGGCTTCAGCACGAAGGACGATCTCGCTTATATGCGCATCATCAACCCGGAGACCGGGGCGACGATCACGGGCGAAGCTGGCGACAATATCGGGCGCGGCGGCCGTAAGCGCATCTACTTCAAAGACGAGAGCGCCCACTACGAGCGGCCTGAGAAGATCGAAGCGGCCTTGGCCGACAATACCCGCGTTCAGATCGACATCTCGTCGGTCAACGGTCTCGGAAACGTCTTCCATCGTCGCCGGGAAGCCGGACAGGAATGGCAGCCCGGCCGTCCCGTCTCGAAAACCAGTGCCAACATCTTTCTCATCGATTGGCGAGATCACCCGGCCAAGACACAAGCCTGGTACGACGAACGCAGGGCCAAGGCTCAATCGGACGGCCTGCTTCACGTCTTCGCCCAGGAGGTCGATCGCAACTATGCCGCCTCCATCGAGAACGTCATCATCCCGGCCGAGTGGGTCCGGTCTGCAATCGATGCACACCTAAAAGTTGGCTTCGGCGATGATGGCCTGTGGGTCGGCGCGCTCGATGTCGCTGACGGTGGCGGTGATCGGAATGCGCTCGCGCTGCGGAAGGGCTCGGTCTTGAAGCACGTCGAGGAGTGGGGCGAGCGTGATACCGGCCTCACAGCACGGCGCGCCGTGACCGCTTGCCAGAAGCTGGGGCCGGTTGATGTCCAGTACGATTGCATCGGCGTGGGATCAGGCGTGAAGGCCGAAACGAACCGGCTTCGAGATGAAGGCTTGATGCCCTATAGCGTCAATTTCATCCCTTGGGATGCCGGCGCCTCCCCACGCGACCCTGACAGCTTCGTCATCATCGGCGACTACAATTCGCCCCTCAACAAAGACTTTTACGGAAACATGAAGGCGCAGGGCTGGTGGCAACTTCGCCGTCGGTTCGAGAACACACATCGCGCCGTGACCGAGGGTCTTCGGCTGAGCGTAGATGACATGATCAGCATCCCGTCGAACCTTCCCCTGCTTCGTCAGCTTGAAAAAGAACTCAGTCAGCCAACGGCGAGCAAATCGGCGCGGATGAAACTTATCGTCGATAAATCTCCGGAAGGGACGAGATCACCGAACGTTGCCGATGCCGTGATGATGGCGTTCTGGCCGGCCAAGACGACCTTGACCTATGGTGAGTGGGTGAACTGATGCCAACGCACGCAGAAAGCATCCGAGCCTTCCGGCTCTACGAAAAGACGTCGAAGAACGGGAACACGTATCTGACTGGGCGCTGGGGCGGTGCCAAAGTCGCAGTCCTAAAATCACGTGATGTCGCCGACGACGGCAGCGCCATGTGGGATGTCTTGCTCAGCCCAGCGCCGGAGCGGGTAAAGCCGGAGGTCAGCAACACGACAGCGCATCCTTCGCCTCCAACTAATGGCCTTGTTCCAGAGCGGGGGCCGTCAAAGCTGAGCGACGAGATCCCCTTTTGAGACGCGGAAGCGGCTCCCTCAAAAGACCTTGTGTAAAACCTCAAGGCCACGTGTTGTTTATCGCACTACGAGTTAGCGTTGCTCAACTGATTCACAAGGGGGCGACGACGATGAGAGGCTTATCTGCTGCGATTGCCAGCGCCATATTCCTCTCGGGTTGTGCGTATGATGCGAAGCCCATCTCGACAGGCGCAGTCAACATTGTATCCAACCATTCGCAAAAGGCTCCCGGGCGCTATGCTCTCTACGTTGATCCCGGCGAGTTGAATAAAGTCATCCATCCGCGTGGCACAAACTGTGCCGCTCACTCTTATCCCCTCAATATGACCGATGGCTTCAAGTCATCCGTGCGAGCGACTCTCGCAAATATCTTCGATCAGGTCGAGGACGTGCCAACGCCCTTGCAGGGTCAAACCCTTCGTACCGCAGGTTATCGTGGGCAAATCATTGTCCGCGGGGAATCGATGGAAGGTCGGTTGATCGCTGTACCTGGGTTCTGGAATGCGACCATCTCGACGACAATTCAACTCGCGGCATCTATCACCGTCGACGGGCCTGACGGTCGATTGGTGGGCAAAACCCTCGAAGGCATGGCAGAGCGCGAGAGTGATGCAGGCGCACTTTGCTCTGGGGGAGCCGCGTCCGTCGAAGATGCTGCCACTGAAGCAATGCGAAAGCTTATGGTGCAGCTGGGTGAGACCGTCGCAAACACGGATAAGTTGTATCTGGCGTCGCGGTAAGCCCAATTTTAAACTTGGAAATAATCGGAAAGTCTGGAGTGTCTTCGCGCAACTTTCTGTGCCCAACAACTGCAGCACCCTCGCCTCCGGCCCCGTGAAACACACTTTTTGATGAGCGTGTCTTGCGCGAATCTGGTGCACTCCTATATGCTGATAATTACCGTTATCGGTATATATGAGGAAGCCATGATCGGAACTGAGTTGCAGATCATCCAGCCGGAACGAACGGAAATCGCTGGCTCGGACGCAGAGCGGCTTCCGACGATTCACACGACTGCTCGCCGTGACGATGAGCTGGTTTCGGTCTGGCTGAAATCCCATGCTGGCGGATCGCGTCACACGCTTCGAGCCTATGACCGGATTGGCCGCCGGTTCATCGCCGCAATCGAGAAAGCTGGCACCAATCTTCGGCGGGCGACGATCGACGATGTGCAGACGGCGCTCGAAGACATGCGGGTCAGGGAAGACGGATCGCCGGCAGCGGCCGCCACGGTCAATACGCAAGTCGCGGCAATCAAAGCCCTGCTCGGCTTCGCCCATCAGGTTGGATACACGACTTTCAACGTCGGCCCCCTGATCAAGCTCAAAAAGGCACCCCGAAAGCTCGCCCAGCGCATCATGCCGGAAGTCGAGATTCAGTTGCTCATCCGCGCCACCGCTGACAGCCGCCATCCCGAGCGCGATCGGGCCCTGTTCGAGACGGCCTACTACGGTGGCCTTCGCGTTTCCGAGCTAGCATCTCTCACCTGGGATCAAGTGATCTCACGCGAGACCGGCGAAGCTCAGCTCGCCGTCATCGGTAAAGGCGACAAGGACCGGCACGTCTTGATCCCGACCGAAGTGCACGAGCACCTGAAGGCAATTCGTAACGGCGCTCCCGTCTCGGCCCTCGTGTTCGGCATCAAGGAGCGCGAGATCAACCTACTGATCAAACGGACGGCAAAACGCGCTGGGGTGAATGAGGCGGCATCCGCCCATTGGTTCCGGCATGCTCATGCTTCCCACGCGCTCGACAACGGCGCTCCGATCTCCCTCGTCTCGCAGACACTCGGCCATGCCGACCTCAAGACGACTTCGGTCTACACACACGCCAAACCGAATGAGAGTTCGAGCCGGTATCTGAAGCGATGACTGGTCCGCTCTTTCTGTGAAGCGCTTTCCCGCTGCTATCTTCTAGCGCAGTCGGCGGTGTTCAGTGGCTGTGGCGCATATATAAACGCGGGATGGAATGGTTTTGACCATTGGTGCATGCATCGAATGCCGAGTTTGAATAATAACGATTTTACTAAGTTAAACTTAGCAAACTCACGCAATTACAAACTAGACGGGAGTTTGCAGATCAGTTATTTTACTAAGTATGCCTAAGCAAAAGCGGTCTTCCCTGAACTGGCTAGAGCAGCACCTTCCTGAGGGGCTAATCGTGGATTCCGCCTGGCTGGGGCGCCATGGGTATTCTACAAGCCTGCGTACCCAATACCTAAAGGCAGGATGGCTGCACCAGCCGGCACGCCGCGTCTATACCCGCCGCGACGCTCCGTTGTCCTGGCAGCAAGTCGTTATCTCCCTGCAGACATTGCTGGAACAGGATCTCGCCGTCGGCGGGCGAACCGCGCTCGAGCTGCAGGGCTTTGCCCATTACCTGCAGCAACAGGAGGGCGCGGTCTATCTGTATGGGCAGCGGCCACCCCCAACCTGGCTCAAGAACCTGCGCGCAAGCGCCTCTTTCGCTTACCGCAACGACAAAAAGCTATTCCGCGAATTGCGCGTCCCAGCGCTTCCGCGTGCGCTGACCATCGACCCGACCTCGAAGACGAAGCGGCACGACACGCTCACCCTCGTCTCGTGGGGTCAATGGAGCTGGCCCCTAGTATTGTCCAGTCCCGAGCGAGCCGTGCTGGAATTGCTCGACGAGCTTCCCAACCGCGAGTCATTCCATCAGGTGGACATGCTGATGGAGGGCTTGAGCACATTGAGCCCTGCTCGCCTGCAGGCGCTGCTCGTCGATTGCCACAGCGTGAAGGTCAAGCGCCTATTCTTTTTCTTTGCCGAACGCCACCAGCACGCTTGGCTGCGACGGCTCGACCGTAAGGCGGTCGACCTCGGCAGCGGAAGGCGCAGAATTGCCCGGGACGGAAAATTCGATGCCCGGCACCTCATCACAGTCCCGAAGGATCTCGATGGCGTTCGCTGACCATTACCGGCGCCAAGTCGCCCTGTTGCTCCGCACCTTGCCATACATCGCTAAGGAGAAGTGCTTCGCATTGAAGGGTGGCACCGCTATCAATCTCTTCGTGCGTGACCTGCCGCGCCTCTCCGTTGACATCGACCTTACCTACTTGCCGGTCTATGGCCGTAAGAAATCGCTGGGCGCTATCGACAAAGCGATGAAGCGCATTGAGGCCCGCATCAAAGCAGGACTCCGGACGGCGCGAGTCACCAGCAGCATCCACGAAGGCGCCGTCACCAAGCTCGTTGTGCGTGATGCTGGCGTGCAGATCAAGATCGAGGTAACTCCTGTCCTCAGAGGATGTGCCTTCGATGCAGAGCTTCGCGATGTATCCCAGGGCGTGGAGGAGATATTCGGCTTCGCCGAGATGCGCGTGGTCTCCTTTGCCGATCTCTACGCCGGAAAAATCATGGCCGCACTCGACCGGCAGCATCCCCGTGACTTGTTCGACATTCGCGATCTGCTGGCCAATGAAGGCATCGACGATGCGCTCCGCTCGGCCTTCATCGTCTACCTCGTCAGCCATCACCGGCCCATGGGCGAGGTTCTTGGGGCCGCGCCCAAGCCGATCGACGACGCGTTCGTAGCCGAGTTCGAGGGCATGACCGAAAATCCGGTGAGCAAGAAAGATCTTGTCGATGCGCGTCGCGCGCTCGTTGACGAAATCGTCGGCGCGATGCCTGAGCGCCACAAGCAATTCCTTATTGGCTTTGAGGCTGGCGAGCCAGATTGGACGCTGCTTGACGTCGAAAACGCCGCCAAGCTCCCGGCTGTTAAATGGCGCATGCAGAATCTCGACAGCATCACAAAGAATAAACGCATCGCACTCGTCACACGACTGGGCGAGGTGCTCGGCACTGAGGTGCCGGAGGCGCAATATACGCTCTTCGCCGAGAAACAAAGGAAGCCGCGCGCCAAGCGCAAGCGCTAGAACATCCGGCAAGGAGCGCGCAATGCGATTGACTGGTGTACGCGATCGGAAGGGATCAAATTAGGAAAGGAGACCGGTCGTAATAGTAAACTCTTATAGGCCTCCTTCGGCGCCAGCTTCATCGTACTTCATGTAATCCAGCTTGCAGCTTTGATCGCCGATTTGCATCAGCACGAGCACGTTCCCGTGCCGTTTATCCCACCATTTCGCAAAGCTGACGATCGGCGTTGCTGATGTCTTCGGCGGTCCATAGATATTCGAAAGTCTTCCCTGAAGCTTGGGGCAATCGGCTGGCGTTACAAGATGCAGATTCACGTGGCTAAGTTTGTTGCTAGGATCGAATAAAAAATTGATGTCGAAGTCAAAGCCTTGCGACTGATACTTTCCATCCAAAAGGTTTCGGGCCTCATCGGTGCCGTGCATCGCGGGATCTGAAGCAGTATGTGCCTTGTTCTTTGATGCGGCGATCACCTGATCAGGACTCATGCCCCAGCGAGTGTACTGCCAATTTGCGGCAGCTGGGCCTGACCAAACGGCCAACGCCACGCCGAAGAGTGACAGAGTTCTCATTGTTCCCCCGATTCCAAACCCTGAATTACCGCTGACCTTAGCCCGTTGGCCGTTTTCAACGTATTGCGGATGCGTCGATATCCACTGCACCGGCCTATTCCGTCCTAATAGCTACGCCGATTGCGCAGCCGTCCACGATTTTGATCCCGGCAGTGCGAAAGAGCTTGCCCAGCGCCGGAGCTATATCTTCGATCGGCAGCGGTTCTTTGTCGGTCTTCTGGCACCAGCCCTCGTATGCAGCGCGAAGATCGCTCGGCGATAGGCTGCAGCCTTGGCCCGGCCGCACCATCGCCACGCCGAACTGCTCGGCTTCATCATCAGGATTGCGGGACTTCGGTTTTGAGGACAGAAGCAAAGGCTTCCGATTGCTCTCCGCTTTCGACGACGGCACTTCTTCCAACACAATGGGTGCCGCAGCCTTTTGCGTTGTTTCTTCCTGTTTCCGGCCCATCTTCACCCCTAGCGCGATCAACGCCGACGCCGGCAGGTTGATCGAGAAGGATAGCGCGAGCGCTTCCAGCACGTCGAACAACCATTCCGGCACTCCTGTGTAGTCGGCTAGCGGCGTCGCGCTCTGCGGCGGTGGAAGAGCGGAAACGACGGCCTTCGCAATCTCAGCCCGCTTGGCGATCGCCGCGGACTGATCCGCTTCCTGCCGCGCAACATCAGCACGAGCTGCTTCAACTTCGCGCTGGGCTGCATCGACGGCGGATTGCAGAAGGAGCCGGCAATTCTGGCGGCATCCTCGCTCTGCCGACTTTTCTCGTACAGCTTTTTCGGCCTCTGCCTTCGCCGTCTCCGCAGCGTCAAGCCGAGAATGGTCCACCGGCTGAGGTGTGGCAGACTGCGCCTTGGCAAGCTCGTCGAGTGCCGCCTGTCGTTTGAGTTCGAGGGCGACCATCGGTGCGCGACTGGCTTCCCGTGCAGCGGTGACGCGCTGGGCCGTCTGGATCATCGCGCCACCCTCGCCCGCCAGCATCCCAAGTCCGACAACAACGGCGATGCCCGTATGCCCGCCCGCCAACGCCGTGCCCACAGCTGCGGCTCCGACAGCGAGAATAACCGCCATCGCGATCAATGCCGGTGCGCTCCCCGATTGGATGCCGCCCGACGCCATGACGGCCATGTAGCAGGACGCCGAAAGCGCGAGCAGCCCGGCTCCGATGTAGACCCAGCGCATCGCTATTCCCCTCCGCTGAACCTTTTCGCCTTCGCCAGCAGAGCAAGGGCTTCTTCCATCACGTCTGCGATGCTGGCGTCACAATGCTTGGCGAGATCGGACGCAAGTTGCTTATACGCAGGCGTGCAGCGGTAATTGATCTGCGCCGTCCGGGTCGCTCCCCTCTTCCGCTGTTTCGCCGTTAGCGACGACCGGCGCTCGGCGCGCTGCCGCTTCTCTATGCGCTCGGGCTCGGCCGCATAGCCGGTCTGGAACATGCTCGCAAAGCTATCGACGGCTTCATCCTCACGCATGGGAAGCCTCCTTTTGCTTTGCGCCGGCAAGCGCTGCCTGCTTGATCTCGGCCCAAAGCGCATCGATCTCCGCCGCTGCGGCCTTGTCCTTCTCAGGACCCGTTTTCCCGCTCGTCATGGCGTTGATGTACGGCACGCGATGCGCAACGGCCGTCCGGGCGATCGGGATCTTGTAGGTGTGCAGTGTGTTGCGGGCATTCTCGCCAAGAGACTTCGCCTCCCGAGAGTTCACGTCGTTGAGCACACAGAGATAGGCCGTCCCGAGCTGCTGGCAGAGCCGCACGCAGTCCTGAGACGCCATCAGGTCCAGACCGCTCGCCCGCATGGGGATGATGACCAGATCGCAGACCTTGATTGCATCCTCGGTCACCGTTAGCGAACCGGGCGGACCATCGAGCAGCACGATCTCATAGGGTGCCGTCAGCCGCAGTGCCTCGATCGCATCACTTGCTCGGTCTTCCCCAGTCAGAAGCGCTGGGTTGTCTGGCGAACCGCGCCGCATGTACCAGTCGGAATAACTGCCCTGGCTGTCGAGATCGACGACACAGACGGCATTGTCCTGAGCGGCGCGTACAGCGAATGCGGCCGTCAGAGTTGACTTACCAACCCCGCCTTTCGAGTTCAGCACACCAATCACGAGCATGCCTAGTCCCTCCAAAAATGCCTAGGCGTGATGTCTAGGCAAAAACTCGATGCCTATACGTTGGCGAAATGCCTAGACAATGCAGAATGACTGAACAGAAACAGGCGCTTGCGTGTTGCATTGTCTAGGCACTTTCCAATCTGCATTGCAACTTATGAGACCCGATTTCAGGCATTACTAAACCATATTGACAGTAGTAAGATAGCTTACTATAGTAGATGTGTCAACTACGGTTCAATAGGAATCAGGGATAAGCTGCCATGCAGGACTTCGACACTATGGAGAACGACGGCATGGGACCTAAACCTGGGTACAAGCAACCAAGCCGCGAAGGTCAAAAGGCCGTCGCGTTTTGGCTCGAAGAAGACGTGAGAGCTGCCTTCAAGATCGCCGCTACTGAAAACGGCACCACGATGCAGGAAGCGTTCGAGACCTGGGTGCTGGAATATGCCGCGGGACCGTTGAAGCGCATGAAACGCAAGGACAGGCCCAGCGCCTGATCAACAACTC